GCAAAAACACTATTGGTAATAAGTTTGGGGTAGAGGTCTACCCATACAAAAAAGGTAAAAACTACGTAGACTATAAGTTTGTAGAGCCATACACTCTTTATAAAAACTCTGTGCCATATTTCTACTCTGTTGCCAACAATGGATTGCGTTTTAGAAAAGATTTTGTTATAGCAGAAAACGCAGGGTTTGAGATACCTGTTAACAAAAAAGAATCTAGTTTCTTTAAGCTAGGTGCTTTTCAGATTCAGGCTCAAGTACACGAAGAAGAGTTTTCTGACGCCCCGGTTCAGATATTTGAAATGGAGTCTGTTGACAAGACTCTTAAGTTTTATCTAAAGCAATACCCAAACAATTCAAAAAGAGGGTACATCTATGCAATAGACTCTACCACAAACTCTTTGGCTTCCGGAATCACCTATGCTCTAAATGGAAAAGTCACGAACAAACCTTCTATAAATCCAGAAGAGTGGTTCGTCTTAGGAATATCTCTTGACACAGCCCTAAGCTTCAATGACTATACAGGCTACATCAGGATAACCAGCCCAATTACTTTTAACAACTTTTCCGCCCACCAGATTACCGAACAAGACGAGTTGTCTAGATCTGCATTTAGAAAGTGGTTCTCTGTAAATACCCTCGACGGGGTTCAGCAACAGTGGGAAGATTGGGATGGAGAGTACCTTTGGTCTGAGGTATTGTATATATCTCAAGTAAATCCAACGGCACCAGATATAGAAAAAATCTACAGACAATTCTCTGGTACAGACAAAACAGTGATAGAAACCGATAGAACACTTACGTTTGAAAAATATAGATATTCTGTTCTTAAGAACATTAGGTGGTCAACACAAACCATTGTTTCTGCATAATGTGGTATACTAGTGGTTATGAAAAAGAAAAAACCACGTTTTCCTGGTCAGGTAGGAGAAACAAAGGTTAAGGTTATAGAAGAAAACTTTTCTAACTTTGGAACCTATGTTTGGCACAAGCCAAATGGTAAAGCTTTTACCGATGGCAATGGCAACGCCCTGTCTATTGAGTCTATGCGCGGTGATGAATCTAGAATTGGTGAGCTGAAAGCTGCTGCTCGTTATTGGGGCCAGCCAGAAGGTACTGCCAAGTTTTATGCAAACATGAAAAAGATTTCAGAAGAAGAGCACAGCGAGCAAGTAGACAGAATGAAGGAAGGCCTTCTGCCCAACATGAATGACTTGGGTGCAGTTATTGCAGCAAAGAAAACCCTGGTCGAGCACGGGGACGAGGGATAATGTCAGAAAAAGAGTGGACGATCGGTGCTCGCATCGATGAAATACAAAAAGAAGATAACGAGTTTAAGTCTCAAGATCCTTTCAATAAAGTTTGGGACGATTTAAAGAAATACTCTGGTCTAGATAACAACTTTAAGCGTAGGTCTACAAGAATCGCTAAAGCTTTGTCTGCCCCACCCACAGAAGATTATTTTGACAGCGCTAGGTCAAACAAGACTGGACAGCAGGGCGCCGCTTCTAAAGAGATTAATCCTGGAGAGGTATACCGTAACGGCTACGGCATGTTCGATGTTATTACACCTCCTTGGAATCTTTACGAACTTGCTAACTACTACGACACATCTTTTGCCAACCACGCAGCGATCGACGCCAAGGTAGAAAACATTGTTGGGCTAGGATACGACTTTGCAGTTTCAGAAAGCACAATGCTGAGACTTGAGGCTAACGAAGATCAGGATGCTGTAAAGCGTGCCCGTAATAGAATCGAAAGAGCAAGAATCGAGCTTCGTAACTGGCTAGAAAATCTTAATGACTCTGATTCCTTTACAAACACTTTGATGAAATTTTACACAGACGTGCAGGCCACGGGAAATGGATACTTGGAAATTGGAAGAACAACTAAAGGTGAGATCGGATATGTCGGGCACATCCCATCAACTACAATGCGTGTGCGCAGACTGCGCGACGGGTACGTGCAAATAATTGGACACAAAGTAGTCTACTTCCGTAACTTCGGAGGTGCTAACCAAAACCCAATTACAGAAGACCCAAGACCGAACGAAATTCTGCATTACAAAGAATACTCTCCACTCAATACGTTCTATGGCATTCCAGACATTATGTCTGCCCTGTCTTCTTTGCACGGGGATCAGTTAGCGTCACAATANAACATTGATTACTTTAGCAATAAGGCTGTGCCGAGATACGTTGTTACGCTGAAGGGTGCAAAGCTTTCCCCCGACGCAGAAGACAAGATGTTTAGATTCTTGCAAACCAACCTTAAAGGACAGTCCCACAGAAGTTTGTACATCCCCTTACCAGGTGACACTGACAACAACAAGGTAGAGTTTAAGATGGAGCCCGTAGAAAACGGTGTTCAAGAAGCATCTTTTAACGAATACAGAATTAGGAATAGGGACGACATCCTTGTTGCTCACCAAGTACCTCTTTCTAAAATTGGTGGATCAGACTCTTCCGCCATTGCTTCTGCGTTGGCACAAGACAGAACATTTAAAGAGCAGGTAGCCAGACCAGCACAAAACAATCTAGCTAAAATGATTAACAAGATTGTCAAAGAGAAGACAGATATTCTCCAGTTTAACTTTAATGAACTTACCCTTACTGATGAGATTGCTCAGTCTCAAATTATTGAACGCTACGTGAAGACTCAAGTCATGACGCCAAACGAGGCAAGGCAAGAGCTGGGGCTGCCCCAAAGGCAAGACGGCGATGACCCATTTGTTATGTCGGCACGACAGGCTACAGATGCTAGAGCAAACCTAGCGGGTAACAGAAACAGGGATTCCGAAAGATCAAACAATCAGTCTGATAGTCAAGAAACTATTAGTGGTAGAAATCCACAAGGCGAGGGTCGTTCTTCGGAATAGTCAGCTTTTTTTAAATGTTTAAAAAAGCTTGTATAATGGAGTTAGTATGACTATGTTTAAAGCTCATTGGGAAACAGAAGGCGACGCTGTTCGCCTGTCAATGCCGTTCGCAAAAGTTGACGAGGAGAGACGAACAGTCTCTGGTTTTGCTACATTGGATAATGTTGATAAGCAAATGGACATTGTTACTCAAGAGGCATCTATTAAGGCTTTTGAGAAGTTCCGTGGTAACATTCGTGAAATGCACCAGCCAACAGCAGTCGGCAAGATGATTTCTTTTAAAGAGGATAAGTATTTTGATCCAGAGAGCAAGAAGTTCTTTAGCGGCGTTTACGTTTCTGCATACGTATCTAAAGGTGCCCAGGACACTTGGGAAAAGGTCCTAGATGGAACGCTTTCTGGATTTTCTATTGGTGGCAAGATGAACGACTGGGACGACGCATATGACGAAAAGGCAGACTCTCAGGTTCGAGTTATTAAAGACTATGATCTTGTAGAGCTTTCTCTCGTAGACTCTCCTGCTAACCAGTTTGCAAGCATTCTTTCTGTGGAGAAAGTTGACGGAGTCAACACCCTTAAGGGGGAAGGCCTTGACGTAGACCTTGAGAATGTCTTCTGGGATGAAGCTTCTGGTCTCGTAATGCTGTCTGAAAAAGATTTTGAAAATCACCCTGTGTCTGGGGAATCTATGAAAAACATTGGTTTTGTAGAAAAAACAGACAACGAGAAAACACAAATGATGAAGTTCTTAGTTGATAGTGCTAAAGGCATTAATACTTCTAAGATAGCAAAGGAGGTAAGTCCTATGACTGATACAACAGAAAACCTTACAGAAAAGTCTGATGAGGTTGTTGAAGAAGTAGAGGTCGCTCCAGAGGCAGATGCCGAAACCACGGAAGAAGCGGTTGTCGAGGAAGAGACAGAGAAGTCTGACTCTACCGAAGACATTGAAAAAGCTGACGACGCGGAAGAGGTTGCAGTTGAAGAAGATGCAGAGTCCGAAGAAGTTTCAGAAGAAGCTGCTGAAGAGGTCGAGAAATCAGATGTTGCAAACACAGTGTCTGAAATGAAAGACACTATTGCATTAGCCTTTAGCGATCTAGCAGAGACCGTGAAATCACTTCACGCCGAGGTCGATGCTTTGAAGAAATCAATTACTGGCGTGTCTGAGGAAGTTGCTGAGACAAAGGGTCAGTTTGATGAGTTTGGAAAGCGTGTTGACGCAGTAGAGCAAGACACTGCTTTCCGTAAGTCTGGCGATCTTGGCGAGATCGTACAGGAGGAGCCAGATATGGTTCAGAAATCCCTATGGGGCGGTCGTTTCCTCAAAACAGCCGATCTATTTAGCTAACAAAAAATCACTTAGGAGGTGACAAGATGTCGGAAGAGATCAAAAAGAACTACCCAGCAAGCGGTGACTCAGAAAACCCAGTTAACTCTGAGGGAGCCTTCGCTTCTGGTGGTATTGGTGGAGTTTCCTCTCCGGGTGCAAGCACTCTGGGAAACACCGCAACCGCCGAGTTTGGTGTAACAACTGGTCCCAATGCCGTTAATCCCTCGGGTGCAGCGGCTAGTGGTATCCTTCGTCCTGAGCAGGCTCGTCGTTTTATCGACTATGTCTGGGATGGTACAGTTCTCGCCAAAGACGGTCGTCGTGTTACCATGCGTGCAAACACCATGGAACTCGAAAAAGTCAACGTTGGAGAGCGTGTTATTCGCGCAGCCAACCAGGGTGATGCTTCGTACACCAACACCGGCGCTACATTCAGCAAGGTTGAATTGACTACTAAGAAAATTCGTCTTGACTGGGAGGTCAGCGCTGAAGCACTCGAAGATAACGTTGAGGGTGCCGCACTGGAAGACCACTTGGTCCGTATGATGACAAATGCTTTTGCAAATGACATCGAAGACCTGGCCATTAACGGTGACGGTTCAACAGGAAACTTCCTCTCGATCATGGAGGGTTTCCACCACCACACAACGACAAACGGAGATGCTCACGAGTTCGACGCTACAGTGACAGACAACGAGTTTACACCTGAAATTCTTCAGGGCGTAATCAACGCTTTGCCACGTAAGTACCGCGCACTCAAGAACGGTCTCAAGTTCTACGCAGGTACTGCAGCCTTCCAGGGTGCAGTTCAGGCTAACGGTACCGACAGCTCCAACATTTGGACTGAGGACTACCGTAACGCTTACCTCGCTGGTACTGACCAGGTGATTGGCCAGGCACGCACCACTCGCGTTCTTGGTATCCCCGTAATGGAGGTTCCTTACTACCCGGAGGGATTCATTGACTTGACATTCCCCTCGAACCGTATCTGGGGCTTCCAGCGCGACATCACGGTTAACCGTGAGTATGTTGCAAAGAAGGACACCGTTGAGTACACAGTGTTTGTGCGATTCGGTATTCAGTGGGAAGAGGAAGACGCAGTTGCATACGTTGATGCAGCGGCTGACGGCTCTTAATCTATCTAAATAACCCAATACAAAAGGGGGTAGAGACTTAGAAAGGTCTCTACCCCCTTTTTATTCTGTTATAATGGATACAGGAGGCAGTACTAATATGACAGATACAAGAGAAAAAATCAAAGGCACTCCGGAAACAGATGGAAACAATATCATCTCTTCTGGCAGTGCAAATAGTAGTGGTGGGAAAAAGGCTTCTGCAATGAACCTAAACGAAAATGGAGTTTTGGTTTCAGGAAGTGCAGAAAAGCCTAAAAAGAAAGAACCTGTTAAAGCAAAACAAAAAGAGACTGTTGCCCTATACTCTAGCAAGAATGTTACTTGGCAGGGTGTGGGGAAGGTCCAGAAGGGCTACAACATTGTCGGCAAGGACGTAGCTGATCAGTGGGTCACTCGTGATCACATCAGACTAGCTACGCCAGAAGAAGTTGCGCAGGCTTACGGAAAGTAGATAAAAAATGGAATTGTCCAGGGTACCATCTTTAGCAACTAATGCTGAGATTACTGTTAGCGAGGCTTCTACCTCCTATGACTATACAGTCAAAGACTTGGCAGACAACTCTGAAACAACTGGTACCGCTACATCTGACGGCGATTCCGAAATCACTATTCCAATCCCGTCAACTTATGACGGAAACTACTTGGTCACCGTGGACAACACGGAAACTTATGTTGACGTAGTTAGGCCTTATGTTGACCAAACAACTCAAGGGGACACGCAGGCAGAGATCGATGCTTACTCTGAAAGCGAGCTACAGGCTAGAGCAATCATCGACTCTGTCGTCCCCGAGGGTTTTTATTACAAGAAGCATGTAATTGAAACTACTGGTCTTGGGGCAGACTACATACCGCTTTGGGTAAATGCTCATAAAATTCTTAAGTTGTATGAAAACAACATATTGTTGTACGACTCAAGTGATCCCGGCAGCTACTCTACAAGCTACAGTATTACCCACGACAAGACTGCTATTGTTGAAAACTACACAGGCACCTTAAACAGGCTGGAGTCAGCAAGCCTTGTTATGCCCACTGCTGGCACAGATCTTTTGCACAACCAGCTTGTTTATCGGGGATTCCCTAAAACCTTTGACTACGAAATACACCTTGTGGTTGGACACCCCAATGTGCCAAGAGATATTGTAAAAGCTACAAAGCTTTTGGTAGACGACATTGACTGCGGTAGACTTGATTACACTCAAAGATACATGAAGTCTTATTCTACCGATCAGTTCAAGGTAGGCTATGACAACAGGGCATACGAGGGGACGGGGAATTTGGTTGTCGATAAGATTTTGTCTAAATACGCAAAATCTATTAGAACACTTGGAGTTCTCTAATGACCTGTAGTAACGACGCATTCTATCCTCTGCAAGCTGATATATTCTACCCTGAAGTTTCTCAGGGTGTGTACGGAGATGTTTCAAAAGCCTGGACAAAAGATAGAACTTTGGTTTGCAACTTATCAGCAGCAGGATCTAGATTCTCTGAGCAGGTTGACCCAAACGTAGACCTTTCTTTGGAAAATATTCTTATTGGTAAGTTTAAAGAAGATATCAGAATCGACTCTGATGGCGAGGGGCGATCAATTACAAACATTGCTGTTACAAATATCAAAGACAGACTTTTAAATCAAATTTACCTAGAAACTTCTGGAGTAAGAGACGGCCTTGCTACACTCTTTGAAGTATCTACAGTCAGTCCGCAAGTCGGCGCTTTTGGAAAAGTAGAGTACTACAGAGTTATTCTTAGCAGATCAGAAAATCAAGGGGGCGACTTTGCTTAACGTAAGGTTTGAAGCCGCTAGGTTTAATAAAGAAATTAACTCTATCTTAAACTATTCT